TGGAAGCGATCGTCGGGGTCCCCGGACCCGAGATTGAGGAAGTGCCGTTCGGGGTCAACGAGACCGAGGTCCTGGACTGATGCCGATCACCGACTTTCCCGAGCAGGGCGGCGACTCGCGGGTATCCTTGCAGGCCTCGCGGTATCCGCTCTTCCCGGTCGGCGAGGCCCAAGCCTTGAAAGACGAATGGCCAGAGATCTGGCACCGGGGCGGGAACATCCTCGGCGATACCCAGTTCAACCGACTCGCACCGATGGCCCGGGACCGCAGGGTTCCCGAGACAGATACCGAGGAAGAAGCGGTCCGGCTCCGCGAGGCATGGGCCGCAAGGCATCTCGGCGACTTCCGGCTTGCGGGGGTTATTGCTCAGGTTAAATGGTTGGTTGTAGGCTCAAGAGGTCTAGACCACATGAGACAGGTCATCATGGACGAGAAAGAACGGCTCCGGGCGAAGAGCATCATGGATGCCCCCCTATCCATCAAGGACGGGAAGGCTTCATTCGTGATGACGTCCGATGCCCTCGATCGACAAGGCGAAGTCGTCGAGATGGACGGGTGGGAGTTCGATAACTTCATGCGGAACCCTGTCATCCTCGACACGCACCGATACGAGAGCATCGAGGACATCGTCGGCCGGGCCGTGGGTGAGCCCCGGCGGGAGGGTTCCGGATGGGTCGTGGACATCGAGTTCGCACCGACGGAACGGGGCAAGACGGCAAAGGAACTGGTCGAGCGCGGGATGCTGAACGCGGTCTCCGTCGGCTTCCGGTCGATGCAGCGTCGGAAGGTCGGGTCCGCGATTCATCACGTCAAGAAGGAGCTCCTCGAAGTGTCACTCGTCGCAATCCCCGCGAACCCCACGGCCCTTCGGGTCAAGATGAACGACGGCGAAGAGCCGCAGGAGGCAGGCATGGATCAGATGGACGATGACAAGGGCGGCCAAGATAAGGAGCCCCGGATGAAGAACGAGCAGATGATGGAACTCCGCGATCATCTGGTCGCGGCCGCGGCCCTCGTCGATGCGATGCTCGAAGGGTACGAGGAAGGCGAAGAGGAAGAGATGCCCGAGGACGAGGCCCCGGTCGTCGAGGACTCGGCAAAGGCGGGGGGGTCTGGACAAGAGTCCTCGACTCCGTCAAATCTGGTTGAAGCACTGTCCGCGGCCATGGCCGCTATCAAGGGGAAGTAAGCGATGAGCGAAGTCGAAAAGCTCCTCGGCGACCTCGTCGCCAAGGTGAACGCACAGGGCCAGTCCCTCGAAGGCCGGATGGCCGAGATCGAGGCGACCGTCAAGGCAAACCCCGGCATGGCCCGGAAGATTGCCTTCGGCGGCGATGCCAACACCGCGGGCAGCAAGTTCGCTGGTCTGACCTCGGGCGATGTCCAGATGCTGCACGACATCATGAAGTCCAGCGGCAAGCCGATGTCCGAGGAACTGGTCAACGCTTACGAGGCCGTCTCGAACCGTTACATCTACAACACCCCGAAGGGCGTTGACGCAATCCCCTACCGCAAGGCCACTCAGAACGAGGGCGCGGCCGGGTACGGTCAGGAGCTCGTCGGCGTCCAGTACGTCTCCGAACTCTGGGATGCCGCTCGCCAGGATTCGCGGATCTTCGGTCTGATCGACACCTTCGAGATGCTTCACCCCTCGGCTTACCTGCCCGTCGTGGCCGATCTGCCGGAGCCCATCCTCTCGGCCGAGAACACGACCGAGAACAGCTTCCTCGCAGGCACTGGCCGGGTCGGTTCGAACCGGGTCAGCGTCACCGCCAAGAAGATGCTCATCAACCAGATCTGGACGTACGAGCTCGAAGAGGATGCGATCATCCCCTTCTTGCCCTTCGTCCGGCAGCAGGTTGCCGCGAGCCTCGCGTTCTACTCGGATAGCGTCATCCTGAACGGTGACACGACCAACGCGGCCACGGGCAACATCAACAGCGATGACGCCGACCCCGCCGATGACAAGTTCTACCTTGCCTTCGATGGTCTCCGTCACGTCGGCCTTGTCGACAACACGAACAACGCGACCAATGCCGCGGGCTCGGTTGCCCTGTCTCAGCTTGCCGGGCTCAAGGGTAAGATGCTGGATTCGACCTACAAGATCGATTGGGGTCACCCGGTCCGCGGAAGCGATCTGATCTATGTCTGCGACCCGCAGACCGCCGATGCGATCGCTCAGCTTGACCAGGTCGTCACCGTCGATAAGTTCGGTCCGCAGGCTGGCGTCCTCGTCGGTCAGATCGGGAACATCCTCGGGAATCCCGTCATCAGCACGATGGCGATGGGTCTCACCGAGGCCGACGGCAAGATCAGCGCGACCGCGGCGAACAACACCAAGGGCCAGATCGTGGCGTTCAACCGCAACGCGTTCAAGGTCGGCATCCGGAAGGCTGTCACCCTCGAGCTCGAGCGGATGCCCGGCATGCAGCAGTCCCGCTTGGTTGCGTCCTTCCGTCTCGGCTTCGGTCGTTACGCTCCCACGGGCGCGGCGTCCGGCATCGAGGGCGCGGGCGTGATCTACAACATCAGCCTGTAGGGTGAGCGAGAATGCTTAAGCAGTTCGAGCAGATCGCGGCCCGAGGTCAGGTCCTGCCATTCGTGTTCGTCCAGGACGCGTTGGCTGCGAGCCAGACCGACGTCCAGATCAACATCCAAGAGGTGTCCGGCGGCATGGCATTGGCAGTTTCCGAACTGTCGATGCCGTGGTCCGGGCGGGTTGTCGGGATCTCGGTCAACACGAGCGCGGCGGCGACGGCAGGTTCACTGACCGTCGGTGCCACGATCGACGGGACCGAGCAGACCGCCAGCACGCAGACCATCACGACGGCGACGGCAGCCTATGCCGTCATCCCCCAGGGGTCGATCAAGTTCAATGCCGGGCAGAAGCTCGGGGTTGAGATCACGACTTCGGCCTCGTGGGATGCAGTCACGGCGGATTTGGCCGTGATTGTCTACGTCCTGATGGACCTTCAGGGCGTCTAGGACAAGGAACCGCGGGGGGTCGGGGGAACCCGGCCCCCTCGCAACAGGAGGGGAAGATGAACGGTCCTGTCTTCGGAGTCGCAAAGGCGGTTGACGCCCTTCCGCTTCTTCAGCGGACGGCCTCGGCCAACGGGGATATGTTCCGCACCTACTGGACACTGAACGACCCGCAGGATCGGATCTATCGCGGCTTCTTCAAGGACGCTGGTGTCTTCGTGAACCAGACCGCAGGTTCCGGGAACAACCCCGGGGTCAACCAGTTCACCGTTAAGCTTCAGGGTCGCGTCGACTCGGATCACGAGTGGGCAGATCTCGACATGACGGCTATCGCGATCACGGCCAATGGTGCCCGGGCATACTATGCTCGATGCACTGGACCTCTTCTTCCCGAGATGCGGGTTGTGGCAACCGAGAGCGGCACTGCCGACGCGACCTTCGAAGTCCACGTCATGCTTCAGTCGGATTAGAGAAAGGACATTCCCGTGCTCAAGTGCGTTTCTAAGTACGCTTCGTCGGCGGGTCAGTTCGCCCCGGGGGACATCATCGAGGACCCGCGTCTTGAAGCGGTCCTCGTGGCCGACTCGCCCGAGTCCTTCGCCAAGGTCGAGAGCCGCGAGCAGGCGGCCGAGGTCGAGGTCATTGAGGCGGCTCCGAAGATCCGCGGATTGCGCCGGAAGGCCTAGCCCGTGGCAATCGTCAACGGGTACGCGACCCTCGCCGAGTTGAAGGCTCGGATGGGGGTTCCTGTCTCGGACACGGCCGACGACGCGATCATGGAAGCGGTCATCGAGGCCGCGTCCCGGATGATCGATAAATACTGCAATCGGGTGTTCTACTCAACCGCGGGCCAGGTCCGGTACTTCACCCCGGCGACCGAGGTCTTGACCTTCACGGATGACCTTCAATCGGTGTCCGCGATTGCCACGGACCGGAACCTCGACCGGACTTGGTCGAACTCGATTCCCGCCGGAGACTACGAGCTCGGACCGCTCAACAACCTGTCTCTAGGATTCCCCTACACCGAGATCCGGATGAAGCCCCTCGCGGGCGAGTCCTTCGATCTGGGAATGGAGATGGTCAAGGTCACCGGGACGTGGGGCTTTGCCTCTGTTCCGGATGCCGTCAACGAGGCATGCCTTATCACGGCAGCCCGGTACTTCAAGAGAAAGGACGCCCCCTTTGGCGTTGCCGGTGGCGGCGAGGTGGGACAGTCGGTTGCACTTCGAGCGGTCGACCCGGATGCATCCGTGTTGCTCGCTCCGTTCCGGAAGATCGGCCTCGTGGATCTGGTCTAGTGTCGAGCTACGAGATCCAAGTCCGAGGCCTGGACCAGATCGTTCGGGCCTTGGACCTCGAGCGGGACGCGGTGGATGTCCTGCGGGAATACATCGACGCCGCGGCCAAGGTCGTCGCGAGCGAGGCCCGCAGGCGTGCCCCGGTGGACACAAGCCTTCTTCGGACCTCGATCAACGATCAAGTCAAGGTCGAAGGCCAGAAGGTCACGGCGTCCATCGGGACGAACGTCCGGAAGAACGGGAAACCCTACGGGGCCTACATGGAATTCGGAACGGGTCTTGTGCATGACCATCCGTCGTGGCCTCGCAAGCGGCACGTTGTGCCCCCTGCGGCCCTTATGGGATGGGCCGAGAGGAAGGGCCGCGGCGGTACGTTCCACGATGCCGAGGTCATCGCCGACGCTATCACGCGCCGCGGGGGCCTTCTGCCCCGGCGGTACCTGCGGGGATCGCTCGAGCAGTACCAAGGCCAGATCGTGCGGAACCTCGGCGAGGTCGTCCGGAAGATCCGGGCGAGGAGGGGCTTGTGAACATTGCTTCCGTCCGCGCAGGACTCAAGACCCGCCTCGCGACGATCTCGGGGCTCCGGTGTTACGAGACCATCCCCGATCAGTTCAGTCCCCCGGCCGCGATCGTCGGGATGCCGACATCAATTGTCTTTGACTTCGTCTATCAGCGGGCGGCAGATCGGATGACCTACCCCATCCGGATTCTCGTCGGCAAGGCGACGGACCGCTCGGCTCAAGAACGACTCGAGAAGTATCTTGACGGATCGGGGGCGTTGTCGGTCAAGGCGGCGATCGAAGGTGACCCGTCCCTCGGTGGCGCGGCCAACGTTACCCGGGTCTTGAGTGCCCAAGGCCTCGGGGTCTACGATATGGGCGGGGTGTCGTACCTCGGGTGCGACTTCACGGTTGAGGT